AGCCTTTTCAGGCTACCATAAAAATTTGATTTTTAAAGAACTACTGATTTCTCAGTGTATGTATACATTATACACAGGAATTCTTTATTTGTCAAATATATATGGCGCGACTGGCAGGAATCGAACCTGCGACCCACGGATTAGAAGTCCGTTGCTCTATCCTCTGAGCTACAATCGCAATATGGCTCCCCGACCTGGGTTCGAACCAGGGACAACTTGGTTAACAGCCAAGTGCTCTACCGACTGAGCTATCGAGGAATAAACTTATTTCATCAAAAGCAGTACTTCTTCAAAAGTTTCTTCAACTTCCCATGAACCATGAGGGGGAGCAAAAATAAAAGTAACCTCTTCTGAAGTTTCATCTTCACGCACAACGGTAGTTCTATGAACCGTTATAATCAAATCTTTTCTAATTGCAACTTTTTTGCCCTTGTGAGCAGGACTAGCGTTAGTAAGTGTAATAAACATAATATTTTTAATAAAAATTGGTGCCCTCTGACGGGTTCGAACCGCCGACCTACTGATTACAAATCAGTTGCGCTACCAGCTGTGCCAAGAGGGCGTGTTAATATTTAACTAGTATATACTAATTCAATAAAATTCTACTATGTTTTGGTAATCCTGCTCTTAAATAATCCATTTGATCAGCCAAAATATTTCTATTCTGTAGGATCATATTCTCAAAATGGTTTGGTATATACGGAACATACAGGAGTTCCATTCTAGCCTCTTTAAGAGTTTTACACCCCTTCATAGCATTACAATCTTTACATGCGGTGACTACGTTCATCCATATATTTTCACCGCCCTTGCTTTTAGGTATAATGTGGTCTCGGCTTAGGCTATTAGCATTTGGAAAATAATCTCCGCAATATGCACAGATATGTCTATCTCTACCGAACAATGTTCTATTGCCTAGTGCTACTTTACTATGCTTAGTAGGATTAAATCCATGTCCTTTGATAGCAATAATTGATTGAGTTTCAATATAACTTAGTTCTCCATTGCGTTGGACTCCACCCCGATATTTAGCCACAATTTCACCCATAGTCCATCCAACACTTTTAGTTGCATGATAAAGGATTGCGTTATCATATGAAATCCACTGTCGAGGGGTCCCCGATATATCCAGTGCTAAAACTGACATTAAAAACTCCTTTTTACTAACTATTTACATTATGGACAAATTGGTAGAAATATCTATATGATACGCACCACATTATACTAAATATATCTACACCATAGTATGGTGCACCCTGAGAGATTCGAACTCCCGACCTTTGGTTTCGAAGACCAACACTCTAATCCACTGAGTTAAGGATGCAATTATGCAAGTTTACTTTCTGGTATTCTTTTAAGAGAGTCTTTTCTAACCAAACAATCTCGTTGAGTACCATATTTAAACACACGCAAATATTCAATACCATCAATCAACCTAATGTCGTTAGGGTTCTTGCATGAATATTTTTCTTTATTAACTAAATTTTCAAAATACATTGTTTTCATATTTACTCCTTATTAATGAACACTCTGGGGCCTCGCCTTACCAGGGCAAGCCTATGTCCGTCCCAAAGTGTGTAGTAAAACACACTACGCCGTAATATGCTTTACTACTCGGTATTTTTCAAGCCACATCAGGCTATTCATCCACCGCGCCGCCCGTTTCTCCATGTTTATAGTGCGGAATAGGTCCTCGTTACCTTACACTGTCTTTCAATTGTATCTCAGTATTACTTTACTGTCAACCATAAAAAACCCTCGGAATTTTTTAGTTTTCCGAGGGTTTTATAATTCTTATAATTTACTTGTTATTTGATCCTCGAAAAACTTCCTTTAATATTGGTTGTGGGATATAGTGGCACCAATGACCATGATATAGAATAATCCAAAAAATTACAACTTTTATTAATCATAGTACTATTTATGCCCACAACCAATAAACTAAAATTTAATCTTTAAATTCTGAATTAAATACTAGATATTAACTTTAACATATGCACTTTAATCCCAATGACTATTCTATAGTTTTCCTAAGCTATGACGAACCAAATTGCGAAGAAAATTATAGCCATCTATTAACTATTAAACCCGATGCACTACGAGTTCATGGTATTAAAGGATCTGATACTGCACACAAAGCATGTGCTGAAATAGCAAAAACTGACCGATTTATAATTGTTGATGGTGATAATCGGGTCAGATCAAATTTTTTAAATATTTCAATAGATATGGAATATTCTAAATCAAATGTAATAAGTTTTAGCGGTTATAATATTGTAAATTCCACTCAATATGGTAATGGTGGAATTAAGTGTTGGCATAAAGATACTATTAAAAACATGAATACTCATGAAAATAGTCTCGATAATAAATTTACAATAGATTTTGATTTCCGTAATTATTTAGAACTTAACACAGTTGGTTCAGATTTGTATATAAACAGCAGTCCTCTACAGGCATGGCGTTCTGGATTTAGAGAAGTATTTAAATTATCATTAAACAAAAATATTGATTGGAGAAATCAGGATAGACTATATCGATGGATGCATTTAGGAACTGATGTAGAGAATGGTTTATACTGTATTCACGGAGCAAGATATGCTTACTTTTTAATAAATCATGAACAATGGGACAATTATACTAGTATTAGAGATTTTGACTTTCTAAACATTATGTTTAATACGGTAACCAAAAATTTTGATCAAAATGAATTGTTGTCAGAATGCAATAGATTGGGCAATATTATTGGAATAGAAAATGTATTTGATAATAATAAAAGCCAAAAATACAAAGACGCTATAGCTAGTCCTACCCGTAGTCCAGAAAGGTTTATTAATAATAAACAACCTGTTTTATACGACATTGTATTCATTCACAATAATGAACCAAATGCAAATAATAATTTTGAAAATGTTAAAAAAAGATTTCCTAAAGTCAAATTAGTAACAGGTCAAAAAGGCATTCACAATGCACACAAAATCGCAGCCACATTATGTACTACTGATTATTTTTGGGTTATCGACGGTGACAATATTATTGTAGATGATTTTGATTTCACTCAACATGATGTAGAGTTTTATGAAGAGCCAACAGTAAGAGTTTACCGTGCAATTAATCCAGTTAATAACTTATTATATGGTCACGGAGCAGTTAAATTATTACCAAGACTTGCTACCTTAGCTATGAAAACTGATAATATCGATATGACTACTAGTATTAGTACACTATACAAACCTGTTAATATTATTAGTAATATACATAAGTTTGATGTTGATAGTTTCAGTTCATGGCGTACTGCCTTTAGAGAATGTACGAAATTAAGCAGTCAAATAATTGATAGGCAAATTAGTAAAGAAACTTTAAGCCGATTAGAAATATGGTGCACCGTAGCAGAAAACACTGAGTATAAAACAGAGATTATTCAAGGTGCATTAGCTGGCAAAAATTACGGCGAAAATAATAAAGACAATAAAAGTAAATTGCAATTAATCAATGACTACGCATGGTTAAGAAAGATATATGATGAACAATTTCAATGACATACCATTTGATAAAATAGTTAAGTTTGGGCAAGATACTATGCTAGACAAAAATTTGTTTAGTATTAGTTGGATATTGGGTAGATTTTGCAATTATAAATGTAGCTATTGCTGGCCTTATGCCAATACTCAAATACCAGATCACCAAACTTTAGAAGTCTATATACGCACAATGGAAGAAATTAGACTACAGGCTGGCAACAACGGGTTCACTAATTTCCATTGGAGTTTTAGTGGTGGTGAGCCTACTGCATATAAATACTTACTAGAGATAGTAGATAAGGTTCATTATGATAGTATTCATATGACAACCAATTTAAGTCCCGGAATTCAATGGTGGGATCGATGGTTAGAAACAACAAACCTAAGTAGACGCCGTAGTATTACTGCTAGTTATCATCATGAGTTTGCAAATGAAAAAGAGTTCGGGGACAAAATTTTACATTTAATGGCTAGTAATGTATTTGTTACAGTAAATCAAGTCATGGTTCCTGAACATTTTACAGAACTTTATGAAAGGTGTAATAGATTTCACGAGCGAGGTATTAATGTCACTTTAAAGCCACAATCAAATGCACAAGCAAATAAAGTTGTAGATGGGTACAATGTTGATATGATTGAGATAATGCAGAATGGATTTCCCCAACATGTAGCAGAAGAACAGTTACTACAGGTTAAATTAATAGATGATACGCAAAAAGTATGGTGGTTAGACCAAGCAGAAAGATTTAATAGTTTTGGTTTTAATCAGTTTAACGGTTGGATATGCAATAGTGGTTACCAAGGCATAGTAATTAGAGAAAATGAAGTCAAACGCAGTTATAGCTGTATCGATTCTAATTTAGGTACTCTGACAGATGGATTTAAAATTTTTGATTCACCCAAAGTTTGTATTACAAAAATTTGCGTAAGTAGTGCCGATAGTAAATTACCCAAAAGAAAAATATGTATAAATTAGATGATATAAAAAGCATACATTTAGAAATAACGACTAAATGCCAAGCAAAATGCCCCATGTGTCCAAGAAGGATTCAAGGTGGTAGAAT